ACCACCTTGTGTACTAGCCAACGTATCCTTACGAACTTGTTCAAGAGCTTGATCGGCGTTACTTGGGGGAGCCTCTTTAGGAGGCAGGCTATCTACATAGGCTGACATTTGCTGAAATTCTTCAGCAGAGGGTTGATGGTCAACTTCAAAGTCATAGCCTTTGTAAGAATAGGTTGGCATAATATTTCCTTATTATTTTTGCACCCATCCAGGAGGAAGTCCTGGCGCAGCGGGAGCATTTGCAGGTGGGGTAGCACCAGTTCCCAGAACAGACGGCATCTGTTGTGTGGGAAGACCAGTAGCAGCCCCAATATCGGGTTTACCTACGTTCTGTGAAGCACGGAGGTTATTAGCAAGCTTTTCGTATTGAGCAGCTTTCTCTTGGAATTTCTGTTGATCTTCCAGGTTATCAGCATTCATTGCCATAACACTGAAAGCAACAGCAGCTTTTTCGTAATTAAGTTTACCAGAAGCAGCTTGTTGGTCAATAGATGCAGCTGTTCTAGCAGCTTTCTGTGACGCAACGTCCAGACGACTCTTGGCATTAATGTTAGCAACATTCTCAGCACTAGCAGCACGGGAACGTTCAACGTCCATAGCCTTGCGGTATTCAGGAGACTGTGTGACCTGCCATTCATGGGCTTTCTTCAGTTTCTGAACTAGCTCATCTCCTGTATGAGTTTGTGCCCATTTAACATCTTCTGCATCCATTGGAACACCAGCAGCAGCTAAGTGTTGTGCCATGTAAGCATGCCGTGCTGGACCAGGAATTTGTTCCAGTTTAGGAATCAATTCTCCCACAACTTTAGTCTGGTAGTCTTTTTCCTTTTGCTTAGCTTCTAAGGCAGCAGCCGCAACTGCTTGTTGTTTAGCTTGTAAGTTGTAAGGAGCCAGAGTTTTGGCTTCCTCTGTACGCTGCAAGATGTCTGCCATTTGAGCTTGGCGATATTCATCTTGCTTCATTGCAGAAACTAAATCCTGTCCTGTAGTGAGGCCAGACATAAGGGCCCCACCCGTAGGCCCCAAGTTTTGAAACAGAGAGTTTAAATCAGCCATTAGACATATCCTTGTTTCTTAAGCAGTGTATACATTGCCATGTTGTTCATCAAGCTATTCAATCCACCATACTGATTGTTCATCTGAGAAGCCAACAATTGATTACTACTTGTGGAGGCTTGTCCCAAAGCTTGCATCTTACGTTCGGCAATTTTACCAGCAACTTCTGCTTGGAACTGTTCAGAGCTGAATGAGCGCCCTGCAGCGGCTGCTTGACGTTTAGATTCTTGCATAAGACGGTTATACTCAGGAGAACCTGGAGCATAGAAGTTTTCAATATCAGCCCGTTGCTGTTCACGTTGTTTCTTAAGCTGATCGGCCATCCGGCTCTTGGCATACATATCATACAAACTAGAACCAATCATTGCTGATGGCAGTGGGTTTTTCATAATGTAGTTGCCAACATCCTTAGCACCAGAAGCAACTGTGTTGCCTAAGGTACTCAAAGACCAGGGCTCGGTAGCAGCCGTTGCTGCAGCAGTGGGTGCCCCAGTAGCAGCTCCAGCTGTCAAATCCACACCAGGGCCCATAGCTAACTTATCTAGGTTTTGAGGTACGACAGGAGACAAACCTTCCGCAGCCCCTTTAGCAAGAATATTTCCTGCTTGTCCTGCTGTTGTCTCGCTTAGAGTGGAACCCCATGTAGCAGGACTACCGCCAGCACCACCTAGGTCTAAACCAGAAAGAGCTTCTCCACCAGTTTCACCTGCCACAGTACCACCAAACATTTCTGGATTCATATAGCCATAGGCAGCTAAACCTAGAGCAGCTAATGTAGCAGGATTACTTAGGTTTAAACCAGTGATATTTTCAATACCACCAGCAAGTCCACCAGTAACACCACGAACTGCTCCAACAGCTCCACCAACAACGTCTCCTACTGTACCAGATACAGTTCCAATAGGATCGGAAATAAAATCACTCATCCATCCCATAATTATTCCTTTAAAAATTAAGCGTGTACACGATCCATTGTCACAATAAGAGACGGGGTAGCGGGTCGTGTGGGTGTTGATAATGCACTTGTTGCTTCAATAAAGACTGACGTACTGTCTGTAGACCAACAAAGTTCTACATAATCTCCTGCGGAGAGTTGTATAAAGAAGTTCCATGCTGCAATTGTATGTCCATCAGAACCACCATGACTGTTTGGAACAGCCACAAAGGAGTTAGTCATTGCAACATTACTACCATTCTTTCGTAACCAGATACTAACTTCATGTATGCTAGTGTCTGTGTTGGTCAACTGAGCACTAAATTGTACATTATACACTCCAGCATATCCAGCAGTGAGTTGTGAACCGCTGACAATAGTTACACCGTTGTAGTAGTCAGTTGAATCTAACGTCATTGTGTATGCTGTATTAGCAGACGCAGCAGACATTGATGTGCTGTTATGGAAAGCACCATATTTGGGATCATTTGAAGAAACTGTAGCATATTGTGCAGCAGTTAAATGATAATATTCCCCAGAAGTACCGCCTTGAAAGCTCTGTAAACTATTGTGTGCTCTTGTTTGAACATCTGTGATGTTACTACCAGAGAAATCAATTGTTGACCACAGGATAGAACCTGTTGTTTTTAAGTAACGGTAGAGTTTGTTGTACCAATCAAGCCAACTAAAATCACCGACGTCGTTCTTTAGTGGAGGTGGAGGTAAACCAGCAGGCATCACACACTCCCTTTGTTAATATCTACCTCAATCATTTCAATCCTAAGTAAATGTGGGAGAGAGTAACTGAGTTTAAAAGCTCGTCGTCTAAACTGACCAAGTTGCCAGATAGCTGGTAGATCTCCATTAAACTTTAGGGTTCTAGCAGAACTCCATGTCTTGTAATCATCATCAGACCACTGAACAGAAACATCTATATCAGTTCCTGTATCATCTGGAACATCTCCAATGATGGACAAGCGATACATAAATTTACGATTGATGTTGTCAAAGTCAAGTTTAGCAGTAACTACAGAGCAAGTAAACGCTGTACCATTGTCTGTAAAGTAGGTTTCGTTCATCAGATAAATCTTACCATTTGATTTATCTAGAATGTAAGCACTACCGTTAGGGCCGTCTGTTCCATCGTTTCCAGTAAAGATTGTAGAAGCACTCTGCCATTCACTCCACATTTTAGTTGTGAAGCTGTACACCCACGTTCGTGCAGTGAGACAGAGCACATACAACTTTTGACCACTTACACGAATCTCAAAAGCCCTGGCAGACGAAAGATTTGAACCTTCTGCAAGAAGAGAACTTTTTACAGCAGGGATACCGATTTCATTTTCTTTAAAACCATCAATGGTCCAGACAGTGTGGCCACCATCGTTTGTTTCACCGACAAAAATCACTTCCTTATCTGTTTGAATAACAGTGGCTCCCGCAGCAGTACCAAACTGTTGCACAGCAGTTGTCTGCCGTGAAAGAGGGCTACCAGAAGCATTAGCATTGTCATAGAAGTATTCAACACTAGCAGTACCAACAGCGTACAAGAAGTTGTTGTTTTTAGACAACGCTTTAATTGTGTCTGGATACATCTGAGCAGCAATATAGTTACCAGAAGTCCAGGCTGTTGGATCATCTAGATCACTGTTGTAAATATCAGCCGTGTCTGCTTTAGCAACAAAGAGATAGTTGTCTAAGAACACTGGGGTCGGTACATGGGGTGTAGGAAAGTCCGTGTCAGTAATCTCTGTAGCAGTATTATAGGCTGTAAACACATAACCTTTAGTACCATCTAATAGTATCAGTTTACTGACGTTTGTACTTGTCAGGAACTCAGTGAATCCCACATGACCTGTAGAAGTTGTTAGAGTAAGAACAGAAGTGCCGTTAGCATACACTTTATTGCCAACCACAGCCATGCAGTAACTACTGCCGCCGTACGTCCAATAAAAGATACCACGACCTTCTCCAGTTTGTGTTGTATATGCTTGAGAAAGACCTGCTCTACTCTTAATATAATACTTCTTATTGTCACCAATAGGAGTATTAATTACCTCCGTCATCATGTTCACTAGACGGAAGTCTTTGTTTGCATCGCTACTACGCTGTTGCGGATTAGAGATAAAGTTGACTCTCTTTGTCTCGTATGTTTGAACTACGGGGGTTTTAGAATAAGGCATTAACGTTTCCGTCCAGCAGTGTCAGGTTGGAAAAACAAACTTCCCTCTTCTGTACCAAACGACAAGGCCAGAGCATGTAACTCATCTGCTTCTTTCTTGAGCAACTGACGATCCTGTAGAGGAACACCATACTCAGGAGCCAAACGACTGGCTAGAAGGTAGATGACTGCTTCTGTCCATTCAGAAGGGAAGTCTAGGTCGTCTGTGGAACCTGTCATGTCCTCAAAAGGAGCTTGGTAGCGGAGAGTGATTGTTGTAACACTGTCGCTAGGCTTAGGCCACAGATTAATTGTACCCTCCTCACGTAGAGGCTGGTAGTAAAGGTTAACTGGGGTTCCAGATGAATTTACCAAAGGAAGAATG